TGCCATCAGCAAACCCCATTTCAATTGCCGTGTCTGCAGACATCCATTTTTCACTATCCATCATTGCGGATACTTCTTCACGGCTGAGATTTGTCTTTTTAACATAAGCATTAAGAATGCTTTCCTTAACCTCTGTGAGTATCTCAATGGCTTTCTGCATATCCTTAACTTCACCCTGTGCTACAGTTAACGGGTTGTGTATCATCATTATTCCCGTAGGTGACATTAATACTTCGTCCCCTGCCATAGCAATAACGCTCGCCGCAGATATTGCTGTTGTAACTTTAACCGTAACTTTGCCTTTGTAGTTTTTTAGTGCCGAATATATAACACTGGCGGCAAAACATTCACCACCATTCGAGTTAACCCAAACAGTGATATCTTTTCCATTAAATGATTTAATTGCTTTTTCTAATCCAGTAGCAGAGCGATCCGGTTTATCGAATAGCCAATCCCAAAACCCTTGTTCCATTGTTATGGGACCGTCAATTCGCAGCTCGTTTTCACCAGTTTCAGAATTATTTACTACATTCCAAAATTGTTTCAACTTTTCACACCTCAATTTCTGTTTTTACTCAGTTCTTCGAATAATTCAAGTGGAACATAATTCAAACTGGCATTTCTTGTATGTCCACCCGGAACATTAGGCATGTCCTCAAGACCTAATACATCATTCACACTAAACACGCCCATTTCCCTCATTTTCTTATACCACTCACCTCTTGATGCTGTATCTCCTTTTAATTCAGCCATCATGTTACGCCTTACTTCAAGCCCTTTACGTTTTTCCGAATCAAACAGTAACTTGTATGTGTCCTCTTCTTCGTATTGAGTAACATAGGGATGCAATGTATTAACTACATATTCAATCCCATTTTGTTCATTCGATGAATAAGATTGCTTACCACTGTTAATCTTGTATAAAGGCACACCGTAAAATCTTGCTATATCCTCTATTGATACCGTCTTACTCTCTACAAACTGGGCATCTCGATTACTTAATGAGATAGGTTGATAGGATAATCCAAGGTCAAGTACTGCAATTCTAAAAGCGTTGTCTGTACCATTATGGATACTTTCCCATTCTTTTCTTATTTTGTCCTTGGCTGGCTTATCAAGCTCTGCATCTGCCTTTAACACACCGCTGGGTCTTGCATTCTGTGTATAAAGTTTATTCTCATAGTTTTGTGCTGCCTTAGCTGTATTAATGACATCACTTGCCCGGCTTAAAACAGAAATACCGGTTATTCCATCCTCTGAATAAGCCTTGTAATGAAGGATATCAAAGTTATCTAGCTTCCTAACCTCACCGGTTCTAGGATGTGTGAATATATACCAGAGTTTTCCACTATTATCTATCCATGGTGTTATGTAGTCCGAACATATAGGAATTAATTCTTGCGGTCTGGCTGTGTTTGGGCTTCTAACTATTAGTCCATATCCATTTCCTTTCATTAACACATTTGTTTGAATTAATTTTTTGTATACACTTGGTGTCATTGCTTCATTTGGCCTATCACACAATATACTTAATAACGGATGTTTTATATGATCTTTTGTATTGCTATCCATTACAAAGATTGGTAACTTACTTAATGAATTAGTAATACATTCCACACAAGCATTTACCGCGGATAACTTCATTGCTCCCGTTTGCGTAGTACCTGTAGTAACACCAGTCAACCACTCTGTAGGGTCATTTAAAGTCATATTTCCCTGTGTCAAACTATCCGAGTTAGTTATATTTCTTATGGCTCTATCAAATATCGTTTTAATCACCACCTTTCAGCCTATATTTTTATGATTTGCTCCAAATTATTGCTCCACCGATAAGTAAGCATCCCATTACTATAAAACCAAGCGGTTCAATGATTCTGTAACATCCATATGAGATACTTATCGCACCAGATACCGCTAATATGTCTGGAATGAACTTATATAACTGTTTAATCCCATTTGTTATAGATTCCTTGTATTTATGCATCACAAACTCCATTCCTCTGAATTGATTCTATCATTTAAGCTGGTCACTTCATTGATTAAAGCCGTTGCCATCGCTATAATCCAAGCTACAGTTACATCAATACGTCCTACTGACTTATTTTTCATTGGCTTTAAGTTCTCATTTCCATCCGTGGCAACTCTTATATTTCCAAAACACCATCTTGCACAAGGGTTTTTCTCATGTTTGAGTTCTTCTTTGAGCAATAGCTCTTCAATCTTTTTCATGGCTGGTGACATATTTTTCATATCTTGTGGTATTTCTGTTACTGCAATATCACTTTTCATAACATGTTGAGTAAGCATTCTTGACAGATAAGGGTCACATCCTAGCATTTTTATTTCGTACTCACTTGCTACTCTATATATTTCAGATTCTACAAAATCAAAATCAATGCAATTTCCAGGTGTTGTCTTAACATATCCTTGTTCTACCCATCTTTCGAAATCAACATGATCTCTCCTTGAACGCTCTCTCATTTTTTCATCTGTAATCCATGGTAGAAACAATGTATACCATTTATTCAATCCTTCTTGTGGTGGGAAGAGCAAAACTAAAGCAGTTAAGTCGGTTGTGGTTGATAAGTCCAGTCCAGGGTAGCATCTCTTACCTTTCAAATCTGGCCATTCAGTTTCATTTTTATCGTATAAGGTTAATGGTAGCCATCCAACTGCCTTGGTTGAAATCCATTGATTAAGTCTTAACCACCGGAACAACCTTTCTGAATAATCACTTTGTCTTGCATCTAATGCCTCTTGCCTGAGAGTATCTATTTCAATAGTTTCGCCCAGTGAAGGGTTGCATTCATACCATAATGCCTCGTCATATATATCTATTTCTTTTATTTTATCAGGGTCAGGATCACCGAGTCCATAAATAATAGGCAACCAAACAGGATTATCATAATTCCCATCTGTGTTGCCCTTTCTGTATTCAGATATTTTATATGCTTTTTCATGTATTTCCCAACCAATGGAACCTCTATCTGGGTCATCTCCGGCAGTGGTAAGTACTATCCAAACCGGCTGAAACCTTGCAGAACCAGAACCAAACGTCATGATATCCCACAATTCACGTCCCGGCTGTGCATGTAATTCGTCAAATATAACACAGGATGGCTTATATCCATGCTTTGAATAGGCCTCTGCCGACAATACTTTCATAAAAGTACCGGAAACTTTATCTTTTATTTCCTTAGTACTTTCCTTTATCTTGGCTTGCTTACTGAGTGTCTTATTTTGCTCCAACATACCCAAAGCTGCATTAAAAATAATACTGGCATTTGATTTATCAGCAGCTACAACATATACTTCTCCATGCATTTCTCCATCTGCGAATGTGTGGTATAATCCAAGTGCTGCAGCAAGTTCAGACTTACCGTTTTTCTTAGGTATTTCAAGATATAAATATTGATATTGTCTAGAATCATTATCTCTAACATTCCCATAAAATTGTTCAAGTGCGTTTTTCTGCCATTTTAGTAAATCAAAAGGTACTCCATACCATTTACCATCTACATGTTTTAGGCATTCAACGAAGTTGATTGTAAAATCAGCATATTCCTGTTTGTACACTATCCGCGCTTTCTACTCAACAATTTTTTCATTTCATCTTCATCATCTTCGGTATTCACTTTCTTTGGTATGGAGCGAAGAGCAGAAGCAACGGTCATTATATTTTCTTTTTCTATGTCAAGTAACATCTTTCTTTTTGCTTGAATCTGTGAATCAATAGCTAACATGCTTTTAAGTGATTCGTTATATGTTTTTGAATATGCCCGAATTATTTTAGCCCTTTCTTCTTCCGGTGCATTGTCAATTTCATCATTAAATGCTTCATCTAAACGCTCTATTATTTCATATAAACGTTCTCTTTTTAACTCAAAATCTGCACATTCGGCCTGCAAAATAACATATCTATTAATTACAGATTCATATAACGCATCATTCTTTTTTATGTTTTTGAGAAGTTTATTTATTCTTAAAAATTCTTTATGAGCGAATTCATTGTCTTTAACGATCTGGCGTTCTTTCAATGCAACTCCGCTTTCCAGGGCTTCTTCTTCTCTTTTTCTCTGTTCTAATTCTGCTTTTGTTCTATGGCTTTTATTTTCTGTAGACAAGACGGTAAATGGTTTTGGTGGTGTTGGCATATTGAGAACTCCTTTCTTTAAATGTTGATGTGGGAAATTTTTTCACGTCGAGGGTCAGCATCGGTGTTACCAAGCTGACTTTAAAACATTTTCATGGTGGGGGGGATAGTTTTTTTATCTTCCAAATCCTCCATCCTCTTTTGCTGTCTTCCGACTATGGCAGCTGTGACATAGTCCTTGCCAATTACTTTTATCCCAAAACAGTTTCATGTTACCCTTATGTGGTATGATGTGATCTGTTTCAGTCGCTGCTTCGTATATATAATGCTTCATACATTCTGTACACCATGGATGTTTATCTAAGAACGCCTTGCTTGCCTTTCTCCACTTACTTGTATACCCTCTCTCATGTGATGATAGTCTGATGCTATCACGCCTTGCATTTACTTCCTTCTGATGCTTATCACAATATGTATTATCCGTTAACATGCTGCACGATGGATGCTTGCATGGTCTTAGGGGTTTGTTCATGTAATCACATCCTTTTGAATATTTATAATCATACTAATAATATAAAGCCGTGATTCTTTATATAATTATAAATTACTTTGTATATTTACTTACTCTTCTCACTCTTGTTGAATAATAGTTTGATTAATACAATTGCTAACCATATACCCGTTGCTGCTTTTAAACTAAATGCTATACCAAAGCACATGGTTATTAGCTTAATAAGTCCTACCACAATACACCAGCTTGCACCATACATGAGTGCAATAACTGCTATAACTCCTAACACTGTAATTACATTTTTCATTTTTCTTTTCTCCTTATACATCTGTTATCTGGTACCTTGCTATAACTCACACTACCACTACTACCCCTTATCTTAACAATACACCCACACTTACGGCTGCTTATATGTTTGCATCCTATGCAAGTCTTACGTGCTGCCATAGTGTTCCTTTCTGCATTTAGAGCAACGCCATATGTATTTCTTTTGTTGGTGTCCTGCCTTAGTAGTATCCATGTAATATCCGGAAGCAATCCATTTATGTTTACAGAAGAATCTTTGTTTTAGTTGATTTATTATTTTCATAGGCTCACTCCGTATGTGCCAGAGCTTCTTTAGTCTCTAGCTTTTTGATAAGGTGGTTAAGATACCAATTAGCCTTTCTTAAATCCTCTAATCCGTTCTTTCTTTTCCATCTCCACATGTATTTAAGTACATTACCTGTGTCTGTTGCTTCGATACCTTCCAGACCTTTTGTGGCTTCTTCTATGGCATCTATACACTCTATAGAGCCGCCAGTATAATGACTTGGTGAATTTACATTATCACTCATGTTTTACCTCCTACACATAATAAATAGCCGCCAGCTTATCTAGCGACCATTCAAATATCATAAAGCGTTTTATGGCACCAAAATAACCCTCGAAATCGCTCCAAATATCATCTTTATTTCCTGTACATAATCTGCGACACATTACTCCGTATTCGTCAGTATCTATCTGTGTGTGTAAATGTCCAGCATGTATTTCTTTTACTTTTGACCTAGCAAATTCTATCGGAAACTTTATACTAAATTGACTACGTAAATCAGATGGCCTATTCTTTTTAAATTCTCCATGCGTAAGCCCTATGAAATTCGTACCATATGTAATGCACTTACGTTCTGATAGTCCATCTTCTACTACATCAGATCCATATCGCTCCTTTAACATCTGCGTGAATGCCCATGTCATGGCTTTGTCATGGTTGCCTTTGGAATAGATAACCTTAACTTCATTAGCATGATGAAAAGCTGTATCTATAATGTTATACCAGAATGATTTACTATCTTCCCATGCTGCAACCATATCCACTTTTTCTATTGGTGTTCCCTTTGTTGTTGTTCCGTTAAAATTATCATTATGTAACATGTCTTGTCCGATGATAATATAAATGATTTCTCGGTGTTTGGATGTAATCAGTGAAAGAATATCTTGTAAGACTGGCGTGTAATGTTTCAAGTCTGCGATACCCCAATGCATATCGAACAAAGGTATTTCTAACATTCCGGCAGCTTCTTTTTTTATTACCGGTTCAATTTGAATATGAGGTATATTGGCTCTTATGGTATCTATAAGACTCATATACATTGAATCGTCTGAATGGGACTTAATCCATGCCTGCACAACCTCTCCAGCAGCATTGACCTGTACAGTTGTTGCATGCGGTGTGTAATTGTATCCAAGATTACCTTTTTCCAATAGTTCTGAATCAGCCCACTTCTTATGTTTCCATTGCTTAAGCATTCGTCTGAAACTCTCATATTGTGTATCGTATAGAGTGGAATAGTATTCCGTGTATACTTGTCTTGCTGTCTTTTTGTTTCTATTCATCTCTATACACTTTTTCTTGACTTCTATTGGTATATACAAAGGTTTATCACCTGCTTTCTTGCATAGAAAAGCACCTGCAACCTATTATCTAAGTTACAAGTGCTTGTTTACCCGTAAAGGGCTGTGATTTATCTAGTGCCTGTGAAAGGCTGTGTTAATGCTATATATCGGACTTGAACCGGTACCTCCCAGGATTCCCATTATTTATAATGCGGATTTGAACCGCCTACCCAGGTATGCTTCCATTTACACCAATATAACATTTACCACTATCAACCTTTCGATATCCCTGCCTGTTGAGATAAAGAGATTGACTTATCCTGTGTGGTAACAGTATCGGTTTTCGTTTGTCCCGCAACGTAAGGAGGTTCATAGAAAGTTATAGTTGTTCTATAGCATCTATTCACAATATCATTTTATCATGTTTTAGTGTGCCATTCTATGCCATATTAAAATTCTTTAATGCACTACTATGTAATCGATGTGTCTGTCGCCAACTATATCCTATCTCAACACAGATTTCCTCCCATTGTTTCATTTCAATATATTTCTTTCTAATAATCGCACATTCAAGCCCTATTTTCATATCTGCTATTTTTTCTTCGATGTCTAGTCGCCTGTTTTTGCAATCCTGCTCGGCTTTATAAAGTTTTTCATCCAACATCTCTATCCGGCACATATAATCCGATAGATCACTTTGCCTATGTGCTTTAGGCATGTCTGTTAACTGCTGTATCTTAGCCGATTCATTTTCTTCCCTTAAAGCCTGTAACTGTTCTTCTAGAGAAATATATTTATGATACAAATTAGCATATTCTTTTAGATATTCTTTCTTAATTTCGTTATCAGTCAATCAGATTCCTCCTTTCCATTAATCCTATTAGCTTCTCTTTCCAATATCTTCTCCAATGCATCCTCCACCGAATTGCATTTCTTACAATCGTTTGTATCTTCTAACGGGCATCGGTCACAGTTCATGGTTTATCACTCCAATCTTGTAATTGTCCACAGAATTTACAATATCTTTGTTTTCTAATGGTTAATATACCCCCACAATCACATTGATAATATTTACCTATAACTGGGTTATTAGTTAATACGGGCTTCTTAGGTATCTGCTTTTCTAATGCCATAACTGTTGACTCCGCCAGATTACCAGACAAACATATAGCTGTTAAATCTTTCCCTTTGCTATAATCAATGCCTATAAATTGTTTCTGGTTATTAATTGTTTCAATCGCTCTTTCAATATCATTCATCCTTATTCACCGCCTTATCACTCATATTTTAATTGTCTAATTTCAAATCCTTTTTCTTCTGAATAATAATTTGCACCCAGATATCCGAAAGCAAACTCAGTAATGTCTAAATAATCACCTGGTTCATCATTAATCATCATTTTTTGATATTGTCTGTCATTTAATCCAATTTCAATTAATGCTTTAATGTTCTTGAGGTTGTTATCAATTAGGATATATTCAATCTCTCCACCAGAGCTGCTTACCTCTTCTATTTCTATTAGGTTTAACCTCTCAATATCTTTGTTTCTCATTTGCTCTTTCCATCTATCATATCTTTCTGCTTCTTCTTGTCTTAATATCCTGTATCCATTTATTTTTCTTCTCATACTTTTTTACCTTTCCTTTCTCTCCCTCTTGCTAACAAGAACAATTGTTTGTATAATATCCGTGGAGGTGTACTATGGCATTTTATCAATCTCGAAATCCCGAAGAATTTAATTATATTGGTGTCCCGGTAAGTGTAGCCGTATCCTTTAAATCCACAGGTGAAATGTTACCGTTGCATATGATTGTCCGTGATATGTACGATAGTCCTCATCGTGTCCAAATAGACGGTGTAAAGTACTCCAAGGATATAAAGGGTGGCTTGTCGTACCGGATACACTATATGGCTGGTACACAGCGTAGAGAGTGTACTCTTAATTATTATGTTAAGATGCATCAGTGGTACTTAGAGAGTTAATTTGCTTTTCCGCAGCTGTAATCATCTCATCCAGTGTCATATAATTATCAGAAAGGTATATCCGCAGCATACCGAGCTGGTTAGCATGTTTAATTGCTTCTTTCTTCCAGAACCGGTTATCATAATCTTCTACGTCCTGATTAGTTAATATTCTTGCTTTACCGTACTTCTCATTCATTTCTTTTTCCGTTGCAGCTATGAATGATTCTACCAGTTGATGTAACGGTATTCCTTGAAGCTTTTTTTCCAAATCTTGATATTCCATAAGCTTAAAACATATCTCTGCAATTTCATGAGGTTTTAATGCTGCCAGATTCATTCCTTCATGTAATAATCTCTCCATATCATTCACCTGCCTTTTCATTGAGCCAATAAAGAACATCGTCCGTTTCCATCTAAGTGCTTTTCTGCATCTTGTTTAGATATATAAAGTTCTCCGTGGCTCCAAATAAAGAAAGTGAAAGCATCATCACCCAACTTATTTTTATAAGATGTATCTACCCTGATTTTCTCGTAAGTCTCACCTTTTGGTGATACGGCTTCATATGATATTTTTGATACTTTCATTTCTACAATGACAGGCTTTTCTTCGCACCAACTTGCAGCATTTGTTGGGTACTGTATGTAATAAACTGTATCCCCAACAAAACAGGGTAGTTCGATAATTTTGTTCTTTGTTATCATTGCTTATCTACCTCCTGTAATAGTTCTGGATTATCAAAGCAATTTTCTACAATCACACAATCTTTAACCTTCCGTAATGGCAGTTCATTTGTATCCCAGCATTCCTTTCCGTCATAATTTCTTTTAAAGTGCCAGGCTATGTATAAATTGCAGCTATCTGGTTCCTGTTCAATTACTCCGAAATTTACACTCTCTTTATATTTGTCCTTTAGAACATCCTTGTGGTACACTTCTTTACCGTTCTTATCCTTAAGTCCGGTGTATTGTCCTACGGTTTCCGGATTAACTTTATTCCAGATAAAGCTATCTTCTCCAAGTACCTCAATAATGTAAGAATTTTCATCTGTTTTTACATAATAGCCGAATACCATCTTTCCACTATTTATAGTTTTTTCATCATTACATATCCCTCTATAATTTCTCTGCATTCTTCTCTTCCTTTCCCAAATCAGGAATAATAATCCCATATTGTTTAAGTATCTCTTTTTTTAGTTCCGCTGTAGAGAACAATCCTTCTTTAATTAACAGTTTTAATCCCTGTCTGATTGCTCTCTCCGTCATAATTCCGTCCTGCATTCCTACCTGTTTAACCTCTATGTATGGGTTAAGAAACTCAGTTAACTTTTTCTTGTACTCCTCGTTCATCTTTTTTCTCTCCCAACCACGGCTTATTAGTAAACACCGGATTAATCTTACTCGGATGCTTTATATACTCCCCATACTGACCTCTTGTATCTGCTTTGCGCTCTATTGATTGTCTTAAGGTTGGTGTGCTTCTTTTCATGGTTGTACCTTCTTTCCATCCGATACCCGTACTATCTCACCTTTCGAATTCTCAGTGTAGAGTTTTCCTGCTCTGGAAAGATTAATAGCTCTATAGGCAAATTCCTGTAAGGCTTCATCATGTTTGCGATGTTCTCTTTTACCATTCCAATATTCGAAAGCTTTAAACAGCTTGGTTATCTTCAACATTACTGTTCCTCCTTCCAGGGTTCCGGCATCTCGTGCCAGGCTATAACGTCCCATTCATATGACATCAGGCTCGGTATATTGTAATAATGACCCATTGCATCATACCATGTACCATTACTGTCAATACTAAGTGTGGTTGGTTCCTTGGCTCTCCTTATCATTACAATGTACTCAATTGGTTCTCCATTCTCGTTATATCTATGTGTTGGCAATCTACACTCAACTGGAATCCAACTATCGGCTTGCTGTGCTTCTAGGGCGGTTATGGCAGCTTTGAAATACCCTTTCTCTTCCGCGCTGAATCCACTTGATACCGCATATGGTTTTATAAATTCAATAGCCTTTTCTATCTCTTTCTTCATTCCTCTAACCCACCTTTCAAATTCATAAATACCAACCAATGTGTTTTACTTCTTTTATCCCCAAACAAAGGTTTATAATCTATTGTTTCAAGTACCTGCTTTAGCTTTATTTGTTCCTCATTCCACTTAAAAATTAAAATTCCGCCCGGTTCCAGTACTCTCATGCATTCATCAAATCCCTGTTTTAAGTCTTGCTGCCAATTTGATTCCAGTTTTCCGTACTTCTTTGCCAACCACGAATTATCGCCGGCTTTAATCAAATGCGGAGGGTCAAACGCTATTAACTTAAAGCTATTGTCTGGATATGGAATGTCTCTAAAATCTGCTATTATGTCAGGGTTTATGTACAGCTTTCTTCCATCACAGAGAGTGTCCTCCAACTCCCTGTTATCCATATACACTGTGTTAGGATGGCTGCGGTTAAACCAAAACATCCGGCTACCGCAACATGCATCTAAAATATATTTATCCATATATAACTCCTTCCCGGTTATCCTAACCATTCAACCTTTTTATTCCGATATCAAATATGCTTAATTGGGCTTTGTAGGCTTCTAATCTGTCATAGGCAAGCTTATATATACCTTTGTCAAGTTCATATCCTGTATAGTCAAATCCGAACTTATGGCAAGATATTAAGCTGCTTGCACTTCCTACGTGTGTGTCAAGTATCTTCCATCCTGGCTGTGCGTATTTTTGCAGTTGCCACTCGTAGAGAATAACTGGCTTCTGAGTGGGATGTATTCTGACCTCGTTTTTCTTTTTATCACCCTGCATCACATCACCTTCGGTAATTGACTTTCCTTGCAGCATTCCATTCCACATATACCTAAATAACCTTACACTGTCATGAATACTGCAGTAAGCTATTTCCGCATCTGAGAAACTACTAACACCATTAACTTTATCCCATACAATTCTTCCTGGTCCGAAAGGATAGTTAAAATAATTACATCCCCATATGATTTGATTTTTAGATACCCTAAACAGTTCTTTGAAATAATCTTCACCTGGGACATCCCAACCGGTTATAACTGGATAATCTTTTCTCTGAATATTCAGTTTATTTACCTTCTGTCCATAATACATTCTTGTGTTAGGGCCTTTGAAATATGGAGGATCCACAATAGCCAAATCAAAGAATTTATCCGGGTACCTCTGCATACCAACCATACAATCAATGTTTTCAAATATGCTTTCCGTTATAATCACGCTCCTAACCATTCATCTATTGTCATTTGTCTATACCGCAATCAAATATACTAAGCTGTGTTTTTTCTGGTAAGTTAATCATTAAATCCTTTGATTTTTTATAAAAATCCTTTGAAACTTCAAATCCATAACTACTTCTGCCAAGTTCTGCAGCTGCCCTCAGAGTGGTGCCGGATCCAGCGCAAGGGTCTATTACAACGTCCCCTTCGTCGGTAAATATTTCTATTAATCTTTTAAGAAGATTAACTGGCTTTTGAGCTGGGTGGATTTTAGGATATTCTTTTGCACTGTCCCTCTTCCATTCGAACCAGTTAAATACCATCTTTCCGTTATTACGGAACTTAGGAAGTTTTTCCCTGTATAGTACTAATGCATATTCCGTGGCACCGCATATTCTCATGTTGGCCTTTAAAACCTGTGGGCTGTAATTCTTGCAGAATACTAAAGGTATACTGTGTTTAAACCCATGCTTTGCAGCGTATTGATTTACAGTTTCTATCTGTTCAAATGCACAGAATATGATCATGCATGGAGCATCAGAAGATTTTCCCCTTCCGTTACTCTTTTCTGGTTCCTTCTTAAGCAGCCTATTGCAGAAATGGAAATACTCAGCGATATTAAAATTAAAGTCTGTATTAAATGCTGCCTTACCAGCTAACTTGCTTTCACCATTTTTGTTATCTCCACCCTTGTACCACATAGGATTAGATCCATAGAAGTTGTTCCCAATGTTGTAAGGGATATCAGCTATTACTAATTGTGCTTTAGGTATGTTGTACCTCTTATAGTTTTGAAAGTTATCATTGTATAATTCTGTTTTAATTTTTCTTTCCATCTTCTTCGAAAGGAGCCGATATATCTTTACCCTGCAGGAGCTCCAACTCCTTTCTGTTATTTTATTTTCCGGTGAACTGCTTCACCTTCTCCCTTTCCTCTTAGATCCGCTGTAAATAAATTTATTCATGTTCCCGTTCTTACCGCTCTGTGTTACTTTTTTCTTACCTGCGACTTTCACGAACTTCATACGCTTGCACCTTCCAGAATCACTGTGTGGTATTTTCTTTTACCTTTAACCAACACTGGAACAATTCTTGCTTTACCGGATTTTATAAGCTTACAATTCTGATGTATTTCATCCCATTCTTGTTCGAATGATTTCGGCATATTGGATGGCAATGAATCTGTTGGATCTTTAGCTGGTGGCACCGGTGCATATAATGGATTAGCAATTTGCGTTTGGTATCCCTTCTTGTTTAACCTGTAAGTCTTTTTTATAATACGACCGGTGTTGGTAGACCGATAAACATCTTTTAAATCAGTTCCCATATGTGCTGCAGCATCTTCTATGCTTACATCTTCAAGCTCCCTTAATCCAGTTTTTATGTTATAAACATCTATGAGTAATTTCTTTCCTGGCATATCAATTCCTCCTTAATTCATTAATCATGGCTGCATTATCCTGTTCTGCTATATAATCTCTTACCGATTCTTCTGGAAAGTGTAATATAAATGTTGTTTCTTTTACTCTGCTTCTTATCCTGTCTTCATATGGCAGATCATGTAGTTGATAATTGCTGGTGTATATGGTTATTTTTTTACTGTTATACCGTTCATTTATGATGCTATAGAAGTTTTCATTTACAAAATCGTAAATCTTCTCAATTCCAAAATCATCTATAATCAATACTTCTGCTGTAGCAAGTGCTGATATTAGTTCTGTTTGTGTGCATGTCCTTGTTTCCTTGTCCCACGTTGCTCTTATCTCCTGCACAATCTTACTTGATGTGGCAAATTTTACTCTGGTGTTGTGGTTTTTCATAAGCTCATTTGCTATACTGGCAGCCATTCTAGTTTTACCGCTTCCTTTTTCATCACTATAGATATATAATCCTTTTCCTGTTGTCTTGTGGCTTTCTATGTTGTCCATATACAGCCTTATTGCCTTTAATAAGATATTTATTACCTTTTGGCTTTCTTTCTGTCTGTATATGTCATTATGGAAGTTATCAAGCATCATTCCTTTAAATGCTTCCGGTATATTTGCAAAGCTGATTCTTTTACTTTCAACTTTTTGTTTACGGCATACGCATTCTTTTGCCACTTCATAACCTTCATCGTTTCTGTACCATATAAAACCGTTTTGGTCACAGTTGTGTGGGCAGCTATTCAATTCCGGCTTCAAGCATGAGTTCTGTAAGTGATTCTGGCTGAGTTCCGCTAATAGGCTTTCCATTTCCGTTATGCTTACCTGACTGTCCATTATTTACTCCTTTATTATTATAATTTCCATCCAGTACCTTTGCCATATTGCTATCTTTAATTAACCAATCGAATGTAGCAGACCATGACCGATCATTTCCTCCCTTTAAGAACTTGCTTTCCTCTGCCATTTCAAATAGTCTTTTAAAATCTTCAATTGTGTAAATTTTCATTCTGGCATTTAATGATTTCTTTCTTGATTCTGATAAAGACTTTAGCTTTGGATAAGAAATGCAAATCGTATTATATAAGTCATAAATCTCACTATATGTATTACTTCTTTCATTCTTTACATTCTTTACATTCTTGTTTGTGGTCACTGGCTGGTCACTGGCTGGTCGCTCGCTGGTCACTGGCTGGTCATTTTGTTGGTCACTCTGTTGATAAATATTCCAGTTAAGTATAGTAATTAGGCTATTCTGGTTACTTCTTTGACGTTCGATTTGTTGGTCACTTTCTAGACTAATTAGAATGCGTTTTACTTTACTTTCTGAAATGTTAAATCTATCAGAAATAGATATCCTACCAGTGATTAATTGCCCTGGTTGAAGCATGATTTTTTCACCTTTAAACATGGCTGGATATTCTTTATGAGTAGCATTAAGTAAAAGATATAACCATACTGAAAAATATTCTGAATCCTTACAAACAACAGGATTTTCCAATATCTTTCTATGGAGTTTTATGTATCCATCCACCTAATCACCTACCTAACATTGCGTTTAAGTCATACCGATAATTTACTTTAAGCTTACGAGAAGGTATATTTATAAGCCTTGGACTTATATATAAATCATCCTCATTAAAGCTTTTCTTTTTTATTTCTCGTGATAAATTTAGGAAATATCTAATGGACATGAAATATGTATTGCCACTACTGCGGAAGTTTAATATAAAACCAGCTATGCATCCTTTATCATGTGCATTTTTTAACTCGTCTATCTGGTGCTGCTTAATCATTGGGTTACTTCCAGCGAAGCTAATTGACTTGTCCTTGGTACTTTTAAGCTCAAGACAATATAAATTACCTTTATAAAATAAAAAGTAGTCAAACGGGGATTTTGGAGCGAACCTCTGTGTGCTGTTTTCTATGTCAAACCCAATACTGGAATCATTCATCCTTTTCCAATAAACATCTTCCGGTATGGATTTTTTAAAGTTTTCTTCAAATTTCTTACCTTCGTTCACGTTACTCCTTTCCCCGGCGGGCAAGGCGTAGCCCACCGGATTGAATAAGAAGGATTTATGGCACTGTGATATGTATAAATAATCTTCTTATGCATTGTCTGGAATTGGTTAATTAGTTTCTATAGATAGGACTTTCCGAACTCTTTACGGAATAAATCCCTATCACCGTGTATTTCTTCGAATTTAGCCTGTGCAAGGCTTTTTAAAGAGTTGTCCACTACTTTATTCTGGTGCGGTGCATTCGGACCGTTTCTATGGCATTTATGACCGCATAGCCATACTTTTAATCCATAGTCCTCTGACTTCTTTCTGTTAGCTGTGCCAAAGAAGATATGATGGCTCTCAAGCTTGTTCATGCCGTATGATTCTTCGCTTTCGCATAGAAAACACTTCTTTTCACTTTGTACAATTGTATCCATTTAAACACCCCATTCCTTTTTCATGCGGTTCAATTCGTCTGGTGGAAGGGTTTCAATGCCAAGTTTATTACACTCAGAAACAAGCCCATCAATTAAAACGCTCATTTCTTTGCTATTGTATGTACTGGAACCGAAATAGCATTGTAGTTGTATACCAGTTTGTCCGCCCACTGTGACTTCTCCTAACTCTCTTACAGTTCTCCATTCAGACTTAACCCTATCAACTACGTGCGGTTTAACTATTATATGGGTAAAAACCCCGTATTCGCTTAATATATCAAGGTATAATTCATCTTTGGATGTTTGTAGTACCTCGGCAAGTTTTTGAAGTAATGACCACATATAGGCGTTTGCATCATTACTTCTCTTCTCCCGAAACTGAACCGCTGTAATTTTAAGTTTATTTATGTTCTTAAGCCTGTTGTACTCAGGCAGTATATGAGCCTTTTCATTTACCGAAAAGGTTATATTAACCTCTCCGGTAATGATGTTATTGCTTATATCTGTTATTGCACCAGTAAACTCCATGCATTCACCTTCTCGCTGCTATGCCTTATCAGCCGTCTTTTTTAATGCTTCATAGACTTTTGGAAATATTCCCTCTGTTATAGTTTGAACGCTTTCAACTTTATATCTCTCTGATATAGCGCTAAGAGTTATTCCAGTCCTCTCTAATTCTTTTTCTATCATCTTTATTTTTACAGGACTTATATACTGCGACTTAACTTCCTGAGATTTATTATTCATTTCCTTCTCTGGATCATCTGTATTGTGATTCTCATCTTCACTGTCAGCTTCGGAAATTTCAAATGCTGTCATGTACAAATATCTTCGCATGTATGTACTTAATGCACCTACTTGTTGTATTCCGCTTGCACCCTTCACACCTGCTTCTGCGATTGGCAATGAAAAAGAAACTCTATCTTCGAAATCTTCAAGGTTAATAAGTGTTAAGACTGCCTTATCACCAATCAGCTCGTTTATAGCTGTTGCAGAATGTTCGAGCATGATTTTTTGCAACTCCGGAAGAAAATCTGATAATTGAAAATATTTATACTTGCTATATGTATTTTCTCCTGTCATTTCAATATTTTTATCAATAAGAGAAACTCTCATCTTTTGTAATTTAAGAAGCATCCTATCACAATTTTTTTGTTCTATGACATTTTCTGACATAATCACATTACCTCGCTTTCAAAGGTAATATTTTTATCAACCAGCATAGATTCAAGTTCTTTATGTCTTTCTTCTGTTGCTTCCACGATATAAATCTTCTTTATAATTTTAGGTGTTACGATGAAAGGTTCCTCCTCTATCACAAAGGCTTCTTCTAATTCTGTGATTTCGGCTTGTAATGTTTGCTCTACTTTTTTAATTTCTGTTTCTTCACGTTCTATTCTCAATTGTTCTTCACGCACTTCTCTTTCTCTAGCTTCGTTTTCACTTTGAATTCTGTCCGCTTCTTTCCTTTGCCTTTCAGCTTCCTCTTGCTGTTTACGTCTTTCTTCTCTTTCCAAGATTTCCTTTTTTTGAGCTTCATATCGTTTTATAACGTTCAATGCAATAGACACATCAAGACTGGTTTTAAGTGATTCTAAACCTTTATCCAAAAACTCAGATTCCGTAGATTTTATAGCTGATACAGCCATGGATGCTTGGTCTACCAAAGCACAAACTTCTTTCTCAATTGACTTAATTGTAGTAGACACGTTTTCCCATTGAGCTTTGTAAAATCTATTTAGAGGAAGATATTCTTCGTAGCCTTTTGTGAGTTCAATGAAAAGTGTCTCTACTTCCAGTTTCTTCTCTTGCTTCTTAAGTTGTTCAAACTCTTTAACCTGTTTATCCATATATTGAATTGGTGTTTCTAGGTATGAAATAACTTTCTTACACTCATCTTCAAAAACGGTAAGAGGTTTAACAAATTCACTTTTAACTATTTTACGAGCAGTATCTATTTCTTTTTGGAATTTTCTTAATTCTGCTATATCATCCTTTGCAGCTTTTGTTGTATCTTCTGTTACCAGAATGTCTTTGTATTCATCAGCTTTCATTTGCGCCAACTCGTTAATTGTAGATAAGTTACAATTTATATTCCCTGCCACTTGGCTAACTTCAAACTTTAAATTACTCATTTTCTTCCTCCGAATTCTTTTCTTTTAATGGTTCCGATTTTCTGCTCCTGCGTTCCAAGCTTTCCTGCCATTCCTCGTGCGCATCGAAAGCGTCGTAATTATCAGGTACGTACATCTGCCTCAGCTCCTTCTAAAAATTCAAGTAATGTATAATATTGATCTGTATTTTCTAACCCATTTATGCTGGTATATTTTTTAACATCACTACTGTTTTCTTGATGCTGCCAGAGCCATAATTGATTAGGTGTTAATTCAAATTTTATATTTAGACCTGATTTGTTAAGTTCCATAACCTTGTTTAAAACCTTTATGATTTCATTTTCCACTTGACAAATCCTCTCTTTCTGCACATAATGTGCTTAGATTATTTTGATATGTTCTCTACCGGCTGTGAGTATTGCGAGTACTTACAGCCAGTTTTAATTTAGCGGTTTCTTCTGCGATTTCCGAGAACACTGGATCATCTTCCTTGGTGAGGTATGAGTAAGGGAATTCTTTTCCATTTACATATTCAATGTAGTTGCCATAAGCAAATTCATATCCGTAACCACATCCATCACAATGGTAATATTCCTCTTCTGTTCCTCTTTCACCGAAATAATATGTACGTTCAATCTCTTTTTCACACACAGGGCAATTTATTGTTCCTTTCAAACTTTTTCCTCCTATATTTTTCATTGCTTGCAGGATCAGTATTACAAATAAAATGATTATTTCACGGATTAGAAATTCCTTCGGTGTTAGTAAATCCACTTCCAGAGAATTAAACTGTCCCACAAAGATTACAACCAGTAGAAACTGTATTATTCCTATCATGGCTTTGTCTCTACTATCTTGAACGGATATCCAAGGATTTTCTCTATCTCTGCGATGGTGACTAGTTTTGGTTCTTTTCTTTCCCATACTGTGTAAAAACTACCATTCTCTTTGAAGACTTCATATGGATGTTCCGGAATTTCAATTTTTACAATGTCTTGTGATTTATTGAATCGGCATGTCAAATCATTATTAAGGTGTTCAAATCTTATCCAAGATGATATTGCGAAATTAACTATGACCTCGTTTTCACCATTAGCAATACTTCCAAAAAAGTCGCATTCTTTTAATACCATAGCAGTGTTTCCATTCCGATACGTAACTCTCATGCCTGTTTTTAAATCACTCTTTGTCATTGCTTTCCTCCTCTACTAATTCGAATACTGTCTGCCATTCATCATCTTCGCTGAAAAATTTATTTATTACTTCTATGTTGTTATAAGGACAAAAAATGTTTTCCCAGTGTAAATTGGATAAATCCGTAAACCGACCATCGACGATATGAAACTCTGTTCCTGGAACTCCAAATGATTCCACGGACCACTCTCCGATATTATCCACTACTCTTATTTTAAAGTTCATCATTACCTCCTTCATCATCGTTCTGCTTTACTACCGGAGCCTTTGCACTGATAAACAAAGGAAATACCAAAGCCCATAAACAAATAGCTGAATGTGTTATGTAAATACCTGCTATTACTGATGCTGCCGTTCCTAACCATGCAAACATAAATACTTT